TGACGCCGGTCGAAGCGGCGGCGCGCACGCCCTGTGGCTTGCCGGTGCCGTTGCCCGACAGGAACGCATAGTCCTCGGAGTTGACGAGGCTGGCGGCGAGCAGCTTGTTGAAGATCGGCGTCGCCCAGTCCGCGTTGCGGATCAGCTTGTTGCCGACCGTGATCAGCGCCTGGACCGCAGACGGCTTGACCGTGACGTTCTTGAACTTCGCCGCGGTCTTGGGCACGTCCTCGTCGCTCTCCTCATCCTGCCAGGAGACCTCGACGCCGCCGAACATGCCGGCCGCGCCGGTCTGGTCGAGCGCGGGGATGTCGAGCTCGGCATCCGGCGTGCCGCCGGCGGGGATGACGGTCGCCCGCGGGCGCACGATCGGCGTGCTGCCGGGCATCTGGAGGATCTGCGCGGAGAACAACGTCGGCACCAAGTAGCCGCCCTCGGTGCCGTCTCCGCCGATGGCCTGGCCGCCGACCGGATCGGCGACGTTCTGGAAGGCGATGCCGCGGTTCTCGAGCAGCCGCGTGTCCTTGCGCGCCACCGCGCCGATGAACTCGCCCAGGCTCTCGAACCCGTGGCTCTCGTCGGACATGGTGCCCACGACGGCCGGCGCCGGGAACTTCGGCTTGGAACCGTCATCGCTCATGGCGGCGATCGCGTCGCGCGTCTGGGTGGCGGTCATGACGGCCGCGTCCGCGGCCTCGGCGGCCTCGCGCGCGTCACGCGCGGCGGTGAACTCGGCCATGTCCGACAGCGAGCCGTCCTCAGGCACGGCCGCGTTCTCGAATAGGGTCCGAGCGGCGTCGGCGGACGCCCACAGGGTGGCCGCCTCCTGCGTTGCAGCGTCGACCCGGTCCTGGGCCGCACGCAGCTTCTTCGGGTCCATGCTGCTCTCCTTCTACTCAGCTGACCGTGAGGTCAGCAATGCCGCGATCTCGTGGCCGACTGTGCGCGGGGCGTCACCCGACGCCGCGATCGTGATGGAGTCCTCGGCGCCGGAGCCCTGGTCGCCCGCGTCACCCGACTCGTCGGGACAGTTGCCGAGGACCGTGTCGATGTTGTCGCGCGCCTGGATGAGCAGCGCTTCGTCGTCTGAGGAGTTGCGGCGTCCGTCCGCTCGGTACTCGCCGGGCAGGCCGAGCATCGCGGCGAAGCGCGCGGGCACGAGGCGGATGCCGGCAGCAGCGAAGTCGGTCGGCTCCTGAACGGGCACCTCGACGTCGTTTCCGATGCGGTCGACCAGGCCGGCGGCGAGTGCCTCCTCGGCGGTGAACCACGTGCCGTCGACTTCACCTGCCATGAGCGCGAGACACTCCGTCGCCGTCTTGCCGGTCTTGGTCGCGTACGTGGCGCACAGCGAAAGGTCGAGCTTGTCGAGGATGGCGGCGGTCGCACGCATCTCGTCGGCGTTGCCCCACTCCATGGTCGACGCCTTGTGGATCATGAGCATGCCGTTGGCGGCGCACACGACCTCGTCACAAGCACAGACGACTTCTGAGGCCGCGGAGGCCGCGATCGAATCGATGTAGGCGGTGACCCCTCCCGGGTGCCGCGCGATCGCGTTGGCGATGGCGTGGCTCTCGAACGGATCGCCGCCGAGGCTGTTGACCCGCAGGTTCACATGCCGGCCGCCGAGCTCGCCGAGCAGACGGATGAACTTGGTTGAGCTCATCGTCGGGTCGTCGGGATCCGAATCACTCCACCAGCACTTGCCGATGTAGTCGTAGATGAAGATCTCGGCGTCGCCCTCGGCGGCCGCGTCGAATCGGAACCACTTCTTCATGAGTTGCCTCCTCGAGCGGCTTCCACGGTCAGAGCGGTCCCGAGGTCGGCAGGGGTCGCCGGCTGAGGTTCGGTGCCCTCCTCGATCGTGGCTGGGCTGACGATGTTGGCCTTGACGTGCTCGGGGATGAAGCCGAGCGGATAGCCGTTGGCCGCGATCCAGGGCATGTTCGCGGGGTTCTCGACGTCTGCCGGGTCCCCGATCGGCTTGAGCCCGCGGTTGGACCGGCGCTCGTTGGTCGTGTTGGTCCCGGATTGCATGTCCATGAGGTCTCTGCGCGCGGCGCCTTCCGGATCCGGAGCCAGCATCGCGCGCATGTCGAAGCGCACGAACATGTCGGACCAGGTCGGCTCGCTGCGCACGAGCTGCGTGTTGAGCCCGGTGTCGAACAGCGTGACCTTGGGCCCGATGCCGTCGATGTAGAAGCTCTGACGCCACTCCTTGGCGCTCGCGTAACTGGCCGGCTGGCCTGCGGATGCGAAGCCGAGCACTGACGCCTGGACGTCGTAGCAGGCACAGACGTCCTCGCGAGAACTCTGGCGCTGCTTGATGAGGTCGAGATCCACGGCGGACAGACCCGACAAGACCTTGACGTCAGCATCGTCGCCGAGGATCGCGTACTGCTCGCCGTCGGGCCCGGCGTAGAGCTTGTCCAGCTGTGCCCGTGCGGCCTTGACGGCGAGATCGTTGGTCATGTTGAGCTTCGGTGCCGTGAACACCGCACGCGGGGAGAACCCGTTGCGCAGCGCCTGGGACTGCCAGTCGATCGCGTCTTCCTCGATGCCGATGACGCGACGGAGCGGTTCGAGCGGCGACAAGCCGCCCAGTGAGCCTCCACCGCCACCGAACGATCCGGCGCCGGCGAGCTCCAGATACAGCACATCGCGTGGCGAGACCGTGATGATGTAACCATCGAGCTGGAGCTGGAACGCGATGATTCCGCGCACATCCGCGATCGGGATGACCCGTCGCCACGGCACAGGCCACAACTCCTTGGGCGGTCGGCCAGGAGACGGTCGGAACTTGAGCGCCAAGCACTTGCCGTGAACGAGCAGGTCCCAGCCGAGACGCTCCTTGAGCTCCCACTGCGAGTGGCCTTCCCAGGGCTCGTTGAGCAGCACGGCGAGCGGATGTCCCTCGACCTTGGTCCCGAAGTCGCCGAAGCTGCCCTCGGTCGACCCGTTCATGAACGCCTCGATCGGCAGCCGGCAGATTCCGTACAGGATCCGGTTGACGACTGAGAAGACTGCGGGCTGGCTGCGATACATCTCCTCATAGGCGAGCGAGTTGTAGTGCCGATTGACCGCTCCGCCGGGCGTCCACATGCCCGAGCCCCAGCGCTCGTACGTCGCCGGGATGGCCGAGACGGCCTTGGGGAGTCCACCGGACAGCAAGACGGTCATGTCGCCGCCTCCGTGACCTGGATCCAGTCGACGTTCTTGTGAGGCACGAACTGCTCGCCGTCGACGGCGACGAAGTCCTTGGTCCCTGTCGGCGCCGCGGACGCGTGGGTGAGCACGATCCCATCGCGATAGGCACCGACGAGCACGCCCTTGAGCGACGTGCCGCTCACGTTCTGGACGATGACGGTGGACCGCTGAGTCATGCGCAGATAGCTCCTGATGCTCATGGCCAGGAGTCTGCCGCGGGCGTCACCCGGCAGCGCGCGCGCCGCCCGCGGCCACGAAGGAACCATCGCCTTCGCGAGCGTCAGCCTCGGCACAATGCACCGCGATCGCCAGCGCGATCGCGCCGTCGATGTGGGTCCGGTGGTTGGGCTTGTCCAGGCGCCAGCCCCAGCCGGTCTCGCGCACGACGGCCGCCAGGACGTGGTCCTCGAGGTGCGCGTCGCCGCCGTGACGGAGCTTCCGCTTCGATACGACGTCGAGCAGGCTCTGGCTCGCGGGCGCCATGACGCGCGGATGCTGCTCGAAGACCTCGACGGGAATCCCTTCCGCCTCAAGGAGATCCATGCTCTCGCGGAAGTAGGCTGGGTCGCAGGGCACGCGCGTGACGTTGTACGTGTTGCACAGCGCCATGATCAGATCCCGCACCTTCTCCTGGTCGACGACAGGCCGCTCGCCGAGTGCTCCCTCGCCGGCGAAGAACCAGGCGTAGACGTTGTGGAATCCGAAGAGGTCGCGCTGGTCGAGCACGACAGCGGTCTCGTCACGGCGCAGCGATGCGTCGACGCCGATGATGCACGGCGCCTTGCGGTCGAGCTTGGGCCTGGTCTTGCACTTCCTCCACCGCGACAGATCGATCGCGCCGTCCGCGATGGTGCCCGAGCTCGGCAGGTTCAGGTGGTAGCGGCAGAAGCTGGAGAACGGCAGGCGGTTGTACGCCTTGAGCAGCATCTCGTCGGTGAGGAACGCGGCCGGGTTGGCCTTGCGCCAGGTGGCGGGGTCGTGCGGGTCGTCGGTCTTCTTGGCGCCGTAGAAGACGACGAGTGCGTGCGGATCGTTCTTCCACTCCTGGTAGACGTCCCACCACACGCCGTCCTCGAGCTCGCCGACGGTCGTGATGGCCACGAGCAGCGGCTCGTCGAACCCGATCATGCCCGACAGCATGGCGTTGAGCATGTCGGGGCTCTTGTGTACGTGGAGCTCGTCAATCAGCGCGAACGAGGCGTGGAAGCCCTGGGCCGTGTCGGCGTCGTGGGGCAGGGCCTGGAAGGTCGCCTGGCTCGCCTTGACGACGATCTCTTTCTTGGACACCTCGACCATGCTGCGCAGCTCGCGGTTGCGCATGATGCCGCTCTTCACGGTCCGGAACGCGACGCCCGCCTGCTTGAGCGTCGTGGCAACGGCGTAGACCTCGCCCTCGTCGACCGGCTCGAGGAACAGGCTGTTGTCGACCATGAGCGAGCCGGTCTCGGTCTTGCCGTTCCAGCGCGGCACGATGATCAGCGCACGGTCGTACCAGCGCCGCCCGTTGTGATCGAGGCGCCCGTAGAGCGGCAGGATGATGTCTTGCCACTGCCACGCCTCGAGCACGAAGGGCTGGCCACCGTAGCCGCCCTTGCCGTGGGTGAGCCAGTGCTCGCCGAGGTTGGCGACGTCCAGGGCCCGGTTGCGGCCGCGGGCAGTGATACGTGGCAGCCGGGCAACCTGGCTCACTTCGCGCCGCGCTTGGTTGACCTGGGCTTGGCCGCGGGCTTCGGAGTCGGCTTGGGCTTCGCCTTCGCCCGCGGCGTGGCCTTGGGCTTGGCCTCCACCTGGCGCAACGCCTGGACTCGCTCGGCCAGCGCGACGAACTCGTTCTTACCGGCAAGGTCGAGCAGGTTCAGGCGGGCGCGCGACATCCGGGACAGCCCGAGCTGGTCAGCGTGGTAGCGGTACTGGCGCACGGCGCGATCGCGCATCATGTCGAGCCGGACGATCGAAGTCGGGACGATGCTCGAGGTGTGCTCGTCGCCGGTGATCGGGTTGACGATCGTGACGTCTTGCAGGTAGCCGGCGTTCTCGATCAGAGCGTCAAGCTGCTGGTAGCGATGCAGCGCCTTGACGCAGATCTCGACGTCGCCAAGATCGGCCGCGGTGAGTCCGGGCAGAGACATGCACACGATCGCCCACGAGTCGGCCGCCTCGGCCGGCAGCGTCGGCGGCATCGGCGGGATAGCCGGCGCGGCGGGCCCCACGACTGCCGGGATCGCGAGCACGCGCTCGGGACGTTCGTCCGCCTTCTTGCCGATCTTAGGGGGGCGACCGCGAGCCATCTACAGCACCCCGCCGAAGAGACGTTCGCGGTCGCGCGCGATGCACTCGGCGAGCTCGGCGCAGCGCCACGACAGAGTCGACTCGAGCTTGGGCCCGACGATGGTGAGCTCGCGCTCGCCGGCTCGTATGTCGGCCAACGCGAGCACCAGGCGCTCGGCCATGGACAGCTGCGGGATCGGCGGCGGATCCGGGAGCGGTTTCAGGTCAGCAGGCAGCTCGGCGAGCGAACGCTCGTAGTTCTTGCGGTGCGCGTCGGAGACCCAGCGCCGGGGACGTCCGCGCGCGGGCTGCTCGATCTGAGTGCCACACCCGCAGGCGCAGTGAGTGAGTCGATCCGGCATGCCCGCATTGTCGGACGGTCGTCACCCGTTTCCGGACAGTTCCCGGGAGCCGAAACGCCATTTTCGCCCGCGTGCCTTGGGATGGTTGGGCAGGGTGGGTGTCTTTGAGGTCGTGATGATTCGATCCCCCTACCCCTCACGCGACTGTACGCGCTGGGTCTGACACCTTCCGTCCGCGCTTGCGCAGCACGTCCTCGGCCAGGCGTCGCACGCGGTCGGTGGTGTCGGTGACCTGCTGGAGCATCGCGACATCGGGATCCACGATCGGATCAGCCTGCTGGCGCTTGACGTTGAGGACCTCGGCCATGACTGGGTCGGACCCACAGTCAGAGACCAGGTAGTACGCGACCACCGGATGCTCGGTGTCCATGCCGTCACGCGCCAGCCTGCCGTTACACTGGTCGTGTACGAGCGGGCTCCAGTCCAGCTCTCCGAAGACGTTGACATGACAGACTTCCTGCAGCCCGTCGAGTCCAGCGCCTGATCGCAGGCTCATCATGAGCACACGGCTGTCGCCGTGCACGAACGCTTGCTTGGCGCGCTCCTTGCCCGCTGACGTCTCCCGCCCCGTGTAGGAGACGGGCTTGAACTCACCCAGGCGCTGGGCCCACAGGTCGTAGACGTCGTGGTGCCAGCCGTACAGCACGACCTGCTGCTCGCTCTCGAGGATCAGCCGCACGAACTCAGCGACGTACGGCGCCTTGGCGAGTCCGGTCGCGTGCCTGAGCTTCCAGTCCAGGTCGCCTGATGCCTGCCATCGCTGCTCTTTGGTCCCGGACCGTTCGATGATCATCTGAGCGAGATCGAGGGCGTCGCCGCTCAGGCGTTCGAACGTCTCATCGTCTGCGCCGACCGTGTGCTGGATCGGGATCACGCTGGGCAACTGGCGGCCGAGCTCGTCGCGTGTACGCCTCAGCATGAGGCCGTGGTCCCTGAGGTGACTGCCCAGCGCCTTGGGGTCGTTGACGAGCACGTGGCCGTTGAAGCTGGTGCGTGCCCACTCGCGTACGAACTCGTCATGGCTGCCGAGGGCATCAGCGTCGAGGATGCTGATCACGTTGTGGATCTCGCCGCCGTAGTTGTAGACCGGGGTCGCGGTCAGTCCCATGCGGAAGCGCGCCCCATCCGCGATCTGACCCGCGGCGTCGTACTTCTGGGATCCGGATCGCCTGAGCTCCTGGCATTCGTCGAAGATCACGGTGCGGACCTTGCCCGACAGGTGCGCCGCCCAGCCCGACAGCTTCGAGTAGTTGCAGATCAAGACGTCGGGGTCGTGACCGTGGAGCTCGCGCACCCGGCTAAAGTCGTACGGCGTGCCCTTCTTGAGGATGTGGCCACGTAGCAGCGGTAGCGCCTCTGCCAGGTAGCCTGCCCACTGGGAGGGCAGGTGGGTGAGCGTGACGATCAGGGCTGGCAGGGCGTCGGGGTCGCGCAGGACGTGGAGGCCGGAGTAGGACTTGCCGACACCGACCTCGTCAGCCAGCAGCAGCCTGCCTGTCGTGCGGACGATCTCGGCCGCGATGACCTGGTAGTCGCGGACCTCGGCCGAGAAGTCCATGAGTCCCTCGGTCGGGCTCATCCGGCCGGCCAGGATCTCCAGCACCGCGCGTTCGGAGTCCTCGTGGTGTCTGGCGCTCGCCTCGAGGTGGGTGCGGTCGGCATCGCTCATCTCGAGCGGCCAGCGCATCATCGCCCACACGAGATCGCGGCAGACTTCCGGCGTGTCCCTGATGACGAGCTCGCCGCGTCGTGAGGTCTCTATCCGCGGGAACAGGCGCTTGAGCCTGACCGTGACGTCGGGCGTCGCGGATATACACCAGGGCGGCCCTCCCGGCCCGCGACCGGGGCGGCAACGGTCCAGTGTCCCGTACGTCTTCACAGCGCGCCGTTGAGTAGGTGCACGACATACAGGCGCTTGCCGTTGGTCATGGTGGCGTCGTAGAACTGGTGCCGCGCGATGGTGGTGGCCAGCAGCAGGGCGTCTATCCGCGGATCCTCGGCGTACCGCTCGAGCTGGCGCCACACGTTGGCCGGACAGCTGCCGACCTTCACCTCGAGGCCGACGCCCTCGATCATGAAGTCGATACGGTCGCGGGCACTCAGGCGCACCTCTCGCTCCGGGGCGTAGCCGAGCTTGAGTAGTGCGGTCTCGATTGAATCCTGCAGCTCGATCTCGTTGGCATAGCGGAAGGTGAAGGTCCGTAGGCCGCCGGCCAGGCGCTCGGCGAGCTCGTTCATGCGCCGTCCGCCATGTGCCGGGCTCGGGCCAGCTGGCGTGCCTGGAGCCGATGCGCGTCGTTCATCGCGGTCAGATGGTCGGACAGCTCCATCAGGCAGGCAGAGTCGAAGATCGGGGCGCCTTGGAACTGCGCGACGTACCTGCGCCACGGAGCATGCCAGGCGATCAGTGCCAGGAGATCGCCACCGTTGGCACTCCGGACCTCGACGCGCTTCGTCCTTCCGCTGTCGCTGGTCCCGTACTGCTGGAACACGAGGTAGCTAGGCATCGGCTTCACCGCCAACTGCGCCTTGAGCACTACGAGCGCCTGTTCCTTTACAGAACTTGCAGCGCACGAGGCGAGTGCCACAATGCCCCGCGCGAACCACGCGGGATCCTGTGCCCTTACAGACACGGCATGTCGGACCCGGGGAGCGCTCGTCGCGCTGTGGAGACGGTGCAGCGTCCACTGTCTGTCGAGCGCGACGATGCAGGCTCACGTGGTTCTCCGGAAGCCCTACGCGCTCGGCAAGAGACCTCGTGGATGGCTCGCAAGGGTCCGGGGGGAAGCCCGGAGCCGTAATGGGCGGCCGGGAATCGCCTACCTCGAGCGCGGCGATCCGGTCCAGGGCCCACTGCTGCAGCACACTCCCACCCAAGCGAAGGGCCAGTGCTGCCTGGTCCCGTGGGCCGACTGGGATCGCGCCTGCCTCGAGCGCCGCCAGGCGCTTGGCCCGGGTGAGGTCGTAGTGTGGCATCGGCTTTCCGCTGGTGTTCTGGAACCACGATCGCTTGAGCCCGATGCTCTGGGCGAAGGAATGGAGCTCGTCGAGCGAGTCGGCGGTCATGTGACCGCCGCCGGTCCATCTGCCCCAGCTCGGATTTCCGAACAGGTTGTCTACGTACACGCTCACGAGACGCTCTCCTCGTCGAGCAGGGACAGCGCGAGAGCGGTGTCCGCACCACAGCGTACGAGCGCCTTGCGAGCCTCGGCGCGGTCCTCGAGCGAGACATCCGGTCTGTAGAGGAGCTCGTGCGCCTTCGAAGCATCGCGGTAGAGCATCCTCGTCATGTGGTAGGCGCGTTCGGCGCCCGTCCATGCGTTCTTGGCCTCATCGCAGTCGTGACGAGCGAATGACGCCTCCAACTCCTGCGCCTGTTCCGCGACCAGCGGGCGAACGGACACGGTCACGCGCTCAGCGGTGTTGGCCTTCTCTGATGTCTTCACACGTCCTCCTTGGCCTTGTTCTCGATCTGCGGCAGACATGCCGAGCAGAGGTCGCCGAGCATCTCCGGATCTGGAACCCACCAGCACCCGCCAGGGCACGGGGAGTTCTCAGTGCAGCCGCAGATCCGGCATGCCGCGACATCGTCGTCGTCCAGCGGCCTCAGGTGCCTGCGCTTGGCCCACCAGTCGAGATCGGACTGAGCCTCAGCCAGCGTCTCGCGCACAGGCAGGTTGATGGATTTCACCCGGTGCCCGTCGCGCATAGTCATGAATGAGTCGCCGAGGCCCTTCCTGGCTTCGTAGACGCGCTGCTCGTGGTCGGTGTACCTGGTCATCGCAGCTGCTCCGGCAACACGATGTACGTCTTGCGATCGGCGCCCAGGACGCGCAGGTACCCTTCTCCGACCCGGCTGACGGTCCCGGACATCTTCCGGCGCTCGCGGCCGATCGGGATGAACGTGATCCCGGTACCGGGTCCCGGGAGGACCAAGTCGGGCTCGAGCGGTGGCATGAGCTCGAGCGTGGCGCCGGATGTCAGGGCTTCCATGGGGTCTTCCTTCTCGTGGGGTCTATCAGGTCACGGCGCCCGCCCGTGACGCAGCAGGCGGGCGCCGGGGTCGACTACTAACCCTCGTCGACCGGTGTGATGTCGACGTAGAACTCCTTGCCGGGCATGGACTCGATGAACGGGAACGCCCCGGGGTTGGCGACCAGCAGACGAAGATCGCCGCTCGGCGTGCTGGCGCTCCACTCCTTGTTGGGGTCTTCCGTCCCCGGCTGACTGCCGACGACCATCAGCTTCAGCTCCATGCTCTCGACGACGCCCTCCTCGGGCTTCGCCCGGTTCTTCTGTCGGTAGTGCTTGTCGATGCTGTTGACACGCATCTTGGCTCTCACGATGTCTCTCCTTCTCGTTGCTTGCTGGTCGACTACTTCCAGGACAGCCGCGCCACGCCAGGGAATCCCAGCGCTCGGGCAGTGTTGATGCCGAGGTCGAACGTCCGGCCTCCGCAGTAGGGCCCTCGATCGACACAGATCGCCGTCACGGTCCTGCCGCGGTATCTGAACGTCACGCGCCTGCCGAACCTCATCGTCTTGTGGGCGAAATACAGGATCCCGTGAGCCTCGAGCCAGCGGGTGCCCTTGTACGGCCCGGCGACGCTCTGGGCTTCGCTACAGCCGCCGTAGACGCTTGCGGTGGCGATGTACCAGCGGACCCTCGGGTGCTTGCGCTGCATGTGGCGCATGTGGAGCACGTGTAGGTGGTGCATGTGGGCTCGGTGGCGGTGGCTCGAGCTCGGCGCTGCGTGTGCAGTGCCCATGAACAGCAGCGCGAGCGTGACGAGCAGGATCACGACGAACGTGGCGGCATCGAAGGCGAGTCTGCGGGGGTGGTACACGAGCCCTCCTCGGGCTGGGGATAGTGCGGCTGCGGTTCGGGCCGGCAGCTGGGCCCTCGAAGGTGTCAGCGGCGCACTCTCACTACGTAGAGCGCGTCACCGACTTGCTCTGTTCGCAGGGGGGGAGGCGTAGCGAGTGATGTAGGACTCGATGCCTGGTAGCCACGCGTTGACCGGCTCGAGCTCGAAATCGGGTGTGACGTTGACCTGGACACGCGCCAGACCGGACGCGAGGAAGTCGTCCAGGACGGCGTCACGGCGCTCGCGTGTGATCTCCTTGACCGTCCTCATAGCTGCTCCAGTCGGTCGATAGCGGCGCGGACGTGGCGCAGGTCACATTTCGTGGCCGCACATCGGGAGGGGTTGCGCTCGGAGCAGTGCAGGGCACAGGCGTCGTCGACGCTCTGCCACACGTCCGCGACAGCCTCGAAGTAGACGCCCAGGGAACGCGCGTGGCTCATGGTCTTGGCCCGTTCGCGGAGCTCGGCGGGGCTCTTGGGAAGGTCGCTCATCGATCGTCCCTCTCTCCGATCGCGATGAAGCTCACTCCGGCGACGAGCAGGGCTGTGAGGATCGCCGACTGGGGCTGGTGCGGGACAACGACCCACGCGGCGATGGCAAGCAGTCCGGCCCCGCAGAGCAGCATGGGTAGTCTCATGGCCGTGTCCCTTCCGGCGGCACGACCACGCGCGTGACGCCGGCTGTGGTGCCGGCCAGGAACCCGCGCTGGTACGCGATGGTGGCCGCGGACACGGTCAGCATCAGGGCCACGAGCGCGCCGATTATGGCGAGACAGACGAGGTCGGCGACCGCGACGGTGACGCGAGCCTCGCCGGATCCGGGAACGCGGGTGAACGGGGTCATCGGACCTGCTCCTGCTTGACCTTGGCGTCGGCGAAGAGCAGGGCTCGGTCTCGGAGCAGTGTGCTGACCTCTTCCCAGCGAGAGTCCGGGACGCTCATCTGCAGCACGTCGAGCGCGTCCTCGAACAGCTGCCAGTACACGGCCACGAGCTCGTCGGCGAGCAGGGACCGCGTCGGGCCCAGCGTCGCGAGCGCGGCTATGTCCTCTTCGACCTCGGCGATCGAGTCAGAGCAGGACTCCTGCTCGACAATCGCCTCCGCCACCTCGACCGGGTCGTAGCTGGTCGGGTCCGCCACCATCGCGTCATAGCACGCCTGACAGAGCGGGATGCCCTCGCTGTCGTACTTGGTCGCGGGTGCTTTGCAGCCTTCGCAGAGCTCCTGCTCCTCTGCCTTTCCTGGGCAGTACCGCTTGTGCATCGCCAGGCTCTTGAGCCCTTCACGGCCACAATCCGGGCAGGTGTGCAGGGTCGGGTCTTTCATGGTTCCCCCCCCGATCGGGATCTCGGCGCCGGCCGCGGCGAGCTCGTCGAGCGCCTGGTCGACTTCGTCTACGGGCTGCACCTTGTTCGGGTGCGCACAGGCCATGTGGCGGCCGAGGTTGTTCGGCGTGGAGAAGGTCCGCGGGCAGTGCGGGCACGGAATCTTCACGACGCCACGCGCCTCTCGCGGAACTCGATGTAGGGCTCGAGATCGGGGCGCTGCTCGACGAGGATCCGCGCCAGGTGCGGGATCTGGTTGTTGTTCACCTTGTAGGTGGTCGTGGTTCCGTCAGCGTTGACGCGCTGGACCGCGAAGTACCACCGGACGTGCTCGAGCAGGGCACGCATGCTGAACTTGTGGCCGTGGTCCTTGGCTGCCAGCGCCTGGCTCTTCACGTAGCGCCACGCCTCCGGGTTGTTCTCGACCCAGAGCCGGGCGCCGAGCTCGTGGTTGCGGTCTTCCGGTCGGAAGTCGCCGAAGGTGAGCTGGGCGCTCATCGCGGAGGCTCCAGGGCAAGCTGGATGCCGCCGAGAGCGTGCTGGATGACCTGGATGTGGTCCGGGTCCTCGAGCGCGTCGGAGAGTGTGACGTCCGGCGCGATCTCGAGGTACGGGAGCAACGCTCGAGCGGGGTCCAGAACGTCGCCGGCGTCTACGTCGAGGCCGAACAGCCCCTTGAGGAACCACAGCACAGCGCGGACGGTGCGCCGGTTCTCGTGCGGGTCGTCCTCGAACTGCGCCATGACGAAGAGGTAGTTGCGTCCGTTGGAGCGGAAGCGCAGCTGCAGCGAGTCGAGTGTGGACGTCCACTGGATCGCAGCGAAGCAGTCGTACTTGCGGATGACCTTGTCGATCTCGCCCTGGGTGTTGCCGATCGGCACGGTCGTGTCGCCCCAGGCTTTGCCGTACGCGCGGCTGGACTTCGGCGCGCTCATGCCGCGGCCTTGAACTGCTCGAGCACGTACTCGGCGGGATCCGGCGCCGCCTCGAGGCTCGCGATCATCACGTACCGGGCGCCGCCTGATTCGATGTGGCCGTTGCGCTGATCGAGCACCAGGACGCAAGCGCCAGCGGGACAGACGTCGTAGCCGGCCTCGAGCAGCGGCGCGAGAGCGGTGATGGCCTCGATGACGCTCACGCCAGCGGTCCCTCGAAGACCGAGCGCAGCAGCTCGGTGCTGTCGGAGACCTGCTCTCGGAGCTCGCGCACGCAGATGTCGACGACGCCCTGGAGTGCTTCTCGGCAAGAATCGTGCATGTGCGGCGCGACCACGCGTACCGCCTGGCCTTCGGGCGCCGGCGGGTACTCAGCCGCCTCGGGATACGCGGCCTGGCGGCGCATCCCGAAGACCGCCGACATGAACTCGGCGGACGAAGACACGTGGTGCTCGTAGACGACGGGCGCGGGCTTTGGCCCGATCGGGAGCCCACAGGCGTCGCAGAACAGCGTCGTGTGCTCGCTCATGGCGCGACCTGTTCAGTGACCGTGACGATCACGCGCGGGTTCGCCTTGTCGACTGCGTAGAAGTCCGTCAGACCGACGACGTACGCTTGGGAGTCGTCCTTGAGGACTCCGCAGGCCACGAGGGCGTCGAGGATGTACTTGGCGGCGCTGCGGATGTTGTCCAGGTCGCGGCGCCGGTCAGGCTCGAGCCAGACGAACTCGACGTGGACCTTCCCGTTGACCGGACGCAGTCCCGCTTCCCGGATCGCCCAACCGATGCGAGCTTCGATGTCACGCTTGAACCGAGCCCCCGTCTGGTGCCCACTGCGGCACGCGTCGACGTACTCATTCAGGCTCGGAAGCTTGCCCAGGATGGTGAAGGCGTGCGATGTGGCGGGAAGCGTCTTCACCGCTTGAACTTCCCGAGCCTGGGATTGTGCAGAGCGGTGTGCTGTGCCCTGGTCATCAGCTCCAGGTTCTCGATCCTGTTGTCGGACCTGTTGCCGTTGGTGTGATGAACGATCTCGTCGGCCGTTAGCTCACGCCCGATGTGGCGCTCCATGACGATCTGGTGCTGATATCGACGGCTGGATCCCGAGACGCGGATGTATCCGCGCTCGTCGACATAGCTGCCGCCCTTCCAGTTCGCGTTCCGGGATCCACGGGCCCCGGGGTTGTGGTTGTTGGCGTACCGGATGAACTCGCCAGCCACGTGACCCAGCTTCCGGTTTGACCGCTGCGCGCGAGCGGTCGGAGTGCCGCACCCGCACATACAGAGTCCGGACGGATTCGGGGGGGTCTTGATCGGCACGACACCGTGCTGGTGGCCCGGGATGAACCGGGTCGGCGTTCCGATGACGTGGCTCTTGGTGGAGTCGGAGCGCTTCGAGACCGGCGTGGAGCCGCCACATCCGCACATGCACTGGCCGCCAGGGTTAGGCCCTGGTCCGGTGATTCTGCGCATGGGCTATGCCGCCCTTCCGGCGCACGCCCCGTCGAGACACGCGATGGGGGCACGCGCGAACGTCTCGACGGGGGCCGCCGCGAGGCGAACGACGGAGGGGGTCCCGTCGCTGCATGGGATCCGGGTGGTCACTCCGGATCCTCCGATGGGTCGTCGGCCGGCACCGACGCATGGGGGGGGGTATCGGGATCGACGATCTCGGCGTCGACCACGTCCGGGTCTTCGGTGTGAGATGCCACGACCTCGGGCGCCGGCGCGTCGACGCCCATCTCCTCTTCGGAGTACAGGCCCTGGAGGTCCTCGGGGAACGCCTCACGCAGCGCCTGGACGATGGCGACCTTGCGGATCATGGTCGCAGGCTTGGTCGCCCACATGTGGGTCGTGGATCCGTCGCTCTTCTTGCCGATGTACTCGCGCATGGCGATCTCGACGTAGACCGGGACCTTCTGGTCCTTCATGTGGACGCGGGCCCAACCGCCGACGATGGTCTCGCCCGACATCGCCAGTGCGCCTTCTCGGCGCTCGATGGTGGCGGCGGCGCCTTCCACCGGCGTGGCCACGGTGATACCGGACTCCATGCCGTCGAAGCGCGGGTTGCGGAAGGCCCTCTTGGTGAAGACGTCCTTGCCCGTGATGATGCTGGCCTTCTGGTTGCCGTACTTGACCAGGTAGACCTCACGCAGGTACGGGTTGAGCTTCTGGAAGCGCGCGAGCTCGATGAAGAGCTTGATCTCCTGGTCGGTGATCTGAGAGTCGGGCGGGACCAGGTAGTCGCGGATGACTTGGGCGGAGAGCTCGACGCGGCCGTGGTCGGTGTCGTAGATCGCGAGTTCGGAGGAGCTCACGACTCGGACCCGCTCTCGGCGGGAGTCTCGCCGACCAGCTCGAGCGTCCCGAGCTCGAGCTCACCCTCTGCGCACTCGAAGCGCTTGCACTTGACGATGCCCGTGCCGGCCTCGATGCCCGTGCCGGCCTCGATGCCCGTGCCGGCCTCGATGCCCGTGCCGGCCTTGATGCCCGTGCC